TCAGTGCCATCAAGCTGCACAGCGGCACGGTGATTGCCTACCGCAAATAGTGAGGAGCCGGACGATGAGCCTGTCGTATTTTCATCACAACTTCACGACCACCGAAAAGGGCGTGATCGGCACGGCTACGTCCATCGGAAGCTCCGTCTTCTCGCTCCTCCCTCACCTTGAAACAACCCTGCGTGTGGCGGGTCTAATTATCGGTATTTGCGTTGGCGTGGCAACGCTCATCTCAGTCGTCCACGACATCCAAAAGAAACGGAAGGAACTAAACAAATGAGAAACTGGAAAACGAGCCTCTTAGGGGTTCTCACTATCATCGCCTCACTCAGCACTGCCGGACGCGAATTTCTGGCCAGCGGCCAAGTGCCGGACATCGGCCTCGTCGCCGCAAGTCTACTCGCGGGCTGGGGGCTAATTGTAGCGAAAGATTCGACCGCCCGCCTCTGACTCCATGAGCCACGCCCGCGTCACAAAACTCATTGCAGTTGCGATCCTCGGCGCGTCTTGGGCTGCTCTTGCGGCTGGGTGCGTAACGGTGGGCTACGACTTCATTAAGCAACAGGCCACCGTCACCGTCAACCCGCCGCCCAAAGGCCACGCGAAGTAACCATGTGGAAGTGGATCAAGAATCTGTTTGGCAAAAAGTCCGCGACTGGCCCAGCGCCAGCCTCGCCGAGCTTGCCATTAGAATCCACAACCGTCTCCACACCCGCAGTCAGCAAGGCTTACGACGAACGCAGACTGAACACCCCGAACAAAAGCGGCCGCCCCATCACCCCGACCATGATCGTCCTGCACCATACGAGCGGCAGCTATAACGGCTCCGTCTCTTGGTGCATGAACCCCGCCAGCAAAGTGTCCTACCACGTCATCATCGCCCGCAACGGCAACCGCACCGTCCTCGCCGACGACACAGCGCGCTGCTGGCATGCAGGCATCAGCTCATGGCAAGGCGTTCCAGACTGCAACAGCTACAGCCTCGGCGTGGCGTGGGACGGCAATACATACGAAGACCCGCTCGGTGAAGCGGCGATGGACAGCGCCATCCAATACATCGTGCCCCGCATGAAGAAGTGGCACATCCCGATGTCCCGCATCGTCACCCACCAGCAGATCGCCCCCAACCGCAAGAACGACATCAGCCCCGCCGACGCGGCGCGGTTCAAAAGCAGGCTGAAGGCAGCACTTAACTAATCAACGACTATGGCCAAAACAATCGGACAACTAACACAAGCAACCACCCTCGCATCCGGCGACGAGTTCGTCATCGAGCAGAGCGGACTGACCAAGCGTGTCGCTGCATCCGTAGTGCGCGGCGGGCTGGTCAATGCGGACATTGATGCGGCGGCGGCGATTGCCTTCAGCAAGCTCGCCGCTCTCGACAGCGCCAACATTCTTGTCGGCAACGGCAGCAACGTGGCGACCAAGGTTGCTGTGACTGGCGACGTGACGATCAGCAATGCCGGTGTGACCTCCATTGCAGCCAACGCAGTGGTGACTGCGGACATTGCGGACGCCAACGTGACCACCGCCAAGATTGCAAATGCAAACGTGACTCCGGCTAAACTTTCTCAACCGCTTACGCTTGCCTCCGCTGTTACCGCTACCGGAACGTCTATTGACTTTACAGGTATCCCGTCTTGGGTTCGTCGTATAACAGTTTTCTTTTACAGTGTAAGCACAAGCGGGACAAGCCCTGTCATCATACAGGTTGGAGACGGATCATTTGTTACAAGCGGCTATTCATCACATGCAACCGGCATTGACGGATCCGTTGCGGGATCAAGCTCGTCCAGCGATGGATTTTTGACAGAACCGTCTCCCACTGCTGCCGCATTTGTGCGCTTTGGAATATCCACCATCGAGACGCTTGGCTCTGGCAGGTGGATGCTATCAAGCACGCATGGTGTTTCTGGATCGGCCAATGCCAGAACTCATGTGGCTGGCGGCGGCGCTCCGATTTTGTCGGGCAATCTTGATAGAGTAAGAATTACCACCGTCAACGGCACCGACACCTTCGACGCCGGTTCGGTCAACATTATGTATGAGGGCTAATCGCTAAATGTCTTTGGAAAGCCCCATCCTCCGCGACGGTGACGCCGGATTCGCTGGTTATGCCAGCCGAATCAATCCGGTTACGCTGCCCGCTGGCATGCTCCAGCTCTCGGAGAACATGCGGCTTGATCGCGGAGTGGCGGTGACACGCAAGGGCGCCAAGCGCATGGCGGATGCTATCAGCGTGGCTAGTTCGCCACTCACTGTGCCGTTCGTGCTCAACCCAGCGCCCAACGCGCCGGTGGTGCAGAGCGTCTACAGCGGCGGCATCTTCGCGGCCAGCGTCTACCGCTCGCCGGATCAGGTGCAGAGCGCGGAGATCGTCGTGCTGGCAGGCGGCGACCGTGCTTACACCATTCTCTTGGACGACAACCAATCCTTCGCCGGTGTCTGGGCGGGCGGCTTTCTGGTCACTGCCGTCTCGCAGGGCAGCGAGGAGATCGTGGACGAGAACGGCGACACCATCGTCATCAGCGTGCTCCCGCAGGAGCTGGGCTACCCGACATCGCCGGACGAGGTGATCGAGCCGACCGACACCGTTTCCATGGTGCAGGCAAACGACCGCCTCTACCTCTTCCGCGAAGCCGACGCCTCGCGTCCGGGCTGGGTGATCAAGAACGTGACCACCAACGGAATACAGGTGAGCGGCACCACGGCGACCGTCAACCTGACCGGCCACGGATTCCCTGCTGGTGCCCGCGTGCGCATCGAGGGGAGCAATGTCGCGGCCTTTGACGGCGTGGAATACGACATCGCCACGTCCTCAACGAACTCTTTCACCATCACTGTGCCGAGCGGCACCGCGACCGATGCCACGACCAGCGGCCGCACCATCCGCCGCGTCAAGGCGCCTTTATACTGGGACGGCGTCGCCACAGCCTTCGTCCGCAGCCCCGCAGGCGTGCCCGCCGCTGGCCCGACCTTCAAGACCATGCGGAGCACACCTTGGGGCACCTACGTCAACAACCGCCTCGTCCTGCCAGATGGCAAGAACAACGTGCTCATCAGCGATATCTTGGACGCCAATACCTACGATCCCTACTGGCAGTCCTTCCGCGCCGGTGCGGGCAGCAATGACTTCGTTGTCGCCGTGCATCCTTGGGTGGAAAACAGCTTTCTCGTCTTCTGCCGCAAGAGCATCTGGCTCGCGGAGGTCAATCAGTTCGCCAGCGTGGACGGCGCGAGCACGGCCATCGACACCGCTCTCAGCAAGCTCACGCTCCTCACCGACGAGGTCGGATGCGCGGCTCGCCGCTCCATCGCCACGGCAGGGCAGTTTGTCTATTTCCTCTCGGACTCCGGCGTCTACCGCCTCGACAGCCGCCTCGACCTCAAGCTACGCGGCGACACCAAGCCTCTCAGCGATCCTATCGCCAACCAGCTCGACGACCTTAACGCCACCCTGCTCAAGAACTCGGTCGGGCTCTGGTATAGCAACCGATACTACCTCGCCGTCCCGCTGGCCGGTGCCGACAACAACAATGGCGTGTTCATTTACAATGCGCTCAACGAGCAGTGGGAAACCCGCGACATCTACGGCTTCGGCGTGGATGACTTCGTAGTGGCAACCCGCGCCAACGAGCGCCGCCTGTTCGTCAGCAACAAGGCCGGACGCCTCATGCTCCTCGACGAGATCGAGGAAGGCGACCAGTCGCCGGACGTGCAAGCCGATGTCATCACGCCGGTCCCCGGACGCATCGTCACCCGGCGCTATGGCATGGGCAGCATGTCAACGAAACGCTTCGTCCGCAGCCTCGCCGATGTCGTCTTGCCTAACACCGGATCGGTCACGGTCAAGGCCATCACGATCAACCCCGACGCCACGATCACGCTGGTGCCCGGGCAGACCAACACGTCCGGTCTTGCGGAAGACTACACGCTCAAGCAGCCGATCCGGCAGAAGGCGCATTATTGCGAACTAGAATTTCTAACCACGGCCAACCGGCCGGAAATCCGCAACGTCAGCATCGAGGCCGCCGGCCCGTCCAACCCGCCGACTGAGACAAGGAACGCCGCCTAACCCTCAACTCTAAACCCTCAACTCTCAACTAATCACATGGCAACCGTAACCGCATCTTACAACTGGGTCAGTGGCGAAACTGTCACGCCCGCGAAACTCAACAGCGCCGCCGCGCCGACTGTGGTGGTCGCTGACAATGAAGTCACGACCGCGAAGATTGCGGACTTGGCTGTTACAGCGGGGAAGCTCGCGGGAACGCTGGATTTAAGCAGCAAGACTGTGACGTTGCCCAATACATCGGTGGCGCTGGCCCAGCTCGTCACCGCTGTTCAACAGGCACTCTTGCCAGCAGGTGCCGTGCAAGCCTTCGCCATGAACAGCGCACCGGCTGGCTGGCTGGCGGCAGACGGCAGCAACGTCAACCGCACCACCTACGCTGCGCTTTTCAGCGCCATCAGCACAACCTACGGCGTTGGCGACGGCAGCACGACTTTTGCCCTGCCCGATCTTCGCGGCTACTTCGTGCGAGGCAGCGGGACGAATAGTGACGGCGCAGCAGCTGGGACTTTTGGCGCGAAGCAGGCTGATGAATTAAAAGAACACACGCACACACTGCTCGGTGCAAACAATACGGGTGGCGCGGGCGGACAAATAACACGCATGGCAGACAATATGTCCAATTTTCAAAGCGGTTCGTTTGGCGGCACCGAAACCCGCCCGAAGAACATCGCCATGCTGTATTGCATCAAGTTCTAAGCATGACCCCATGGCAAAAGGCAAAACACTGGTGGGACAACCACTCGACGCAAGACTTCTGGGAAGCAGTCGGCGAGCATCTGTCGGCGGGCTATGTGTGGAACAGCCCAAGCTGCTTCATGCTGGCCAAAGCCTGCCGGTGGAACGCGGAGGAGCAAAACTTTGAACTCGGGGAAGCTAACTGCTGGTTCGTCACTTTGGCTGCTGGCACTGCTGGCACAAACCCTGTGCGCGAGTGTCTGCGTGTGGCGCCGCATCGGCAGCAATACGCGGCATGGTGCCGCAGGGGCAGCTTTGAGCCGCGAGTCTATTCGTGGGAACAACTAACTAAGAAAGTAGGAGGACTCC